CCTCAGAATTAAAAGCACAGCTGCGTCTTGCTGAAGATCCTAATTTAATAGTATTTGCACCAGTTGGTGGTTTAGGTCCAGTAGATATTGTTACTTTAAATATGACAACAGGAGAGTATAATGCTTACGATGTTAAATCTAAGAACTATAGAAAAGTTGAAAATTATGTTGCAAAAGATGGATATAAAAGAAACCTTAAAGGATCATTTATATGTAGAGGTACAACAAAAGAACAAAAGAAACTTAACGTAAGGATTATATACGAATGAAATTATCAGAGAATTTTACACTACAAGAATTAACTAAATCAGACACAGCAATTAGATTGGGTATACCTAATGAGCCTAACTCTGATCAAATAGCTAAACTACAAAACCTTTGCGAAACTTTACTGCAACCAGTTAGAGATGAGTTTGGTCCAGTAATTATTACCTCTGGATTTCGTAGTGAGCAGCTATGCGTTAAGATAGGTAGCTCAATCAATAGCCAACATAGTAAAGCTGAAGCTGTTGATTTTGAAGTTCCAGGCACAGATAATGCTGATCTTGCATATTGGATTAAAGATAATATAGAGGGTTGGGATCAAATGATCCTTGAATTTTATACCATTGGGGAGCCTTCAAGTGGTTGGGTGCATTGTAGTGTAGCAGATAAACCTAGAAAACAATTCTTGAGAGCTTACAAAGAAGATGGTAAGACAAAATACAAACCAATACTAGGAGATATAAGATGTGGTTAAGTGCAATTAAATTAGCGGTAAATGCTGGTAGTCATATTTATAAAAAGAAACAAGAAACTAAAATGATGATGGCTAATGCACAAGCTAAACACGCAGAGAAGATGGCTAGTGGTGAGCTAGAATATTCTGGTAAGTTATTAGAAGCTAGACAATCGGATTGGAAAGACGAGTTCGTTTTGGTCGTGCTAACGCTGCCAATTTTAGTCATAGCTTATGGAGTATTCTCTGACGATCCAGGTGCAGCTTCTAAGATAAAAGAGTTCTTCGAACAATTCCAACAGCTTCCCAGTTGGTTTACAAATTTATGGATTCTTGTCGTGGCAAGTATCTATGGTATAAAAGGAACACAAATATTTAAAGGAGGAAAGAAATGAACTTAAAAGATCATATCCCACATTTTGTGGAAGAGCATAAAAAAGCAATAGCAGTTGTTGTTGTTATTTTAATTATTGCAATCATTATATAGTAATGAACAATCGAATATCTACAATGATGGTATCAAGGTATAGTAAAAAGAAACCTACACTTCTTTCACAACAAACAGGTAAGAAGAAAAAGAAATATAAAAAGAAGAAAAAGTAATGGCAAAGCAAAAGTTTACACACTTTATACCTAGAGATAAACCTAAGAAACGTGGACCAGGTCAACATAAAAAGTCTATGAGCAAACATGAGAAACGTCAGAAAAATACTAATCGCTATTTGGGTCAAGGTAGATAATGATGGAGTATGCCTATATGAATTATTATTTTACAGGAGCATTAATTATTATGTTTGTACTTCTTGCTTTCTTTGGAGGACCACCTAGATGAAAGTATCAGAAAATACATCTGTTGCTATGCCAATCAAGAACATGGTTGGTATTATTATTGGTGTGGCTATGGGTATCTTTGCGTACACAGAAGTAACTGCAAGACTAACTTCATTAGAGACTTCTAGGGAACTAATGAACTCTGATCTACTTAAAAAGTCAGAGCAAACAACTACAGACAAAGAACAATATCTTTTACTGGAAGATTTATACGAAACTGTAGAGAAACACCAAGAACTTTTAGATAAAAATATTCATACTCAAGTTATGCTAGATCATATAGAAGCACAGTTAAAAAAAGCATTAGATGATATTGAAGATTTAAAAGATAAGGTAAGACAAAATGGAAACAGTTATTAGTACAGTTGTGGCTCTTTGTATGTTTATAGCAGGAGAATTAAAAGAACATCGTATTCAAGGATCAATGAGTGATTGTCTTAAAGGAAAACGTATTGCTGAAAGAGAAGCTAATACAAATATTGATTATAAGTGTGGCAAAGTAAAAGCAGAGTTAGAAGAAAATATTGATGGTAGCAAAGCTATTAAAAAAATAGTAGAAGAATAATTATGGCTATCAGAAAAACTACTAAAGGTAAGAACGCAAACTACAGACCCACAAAGTCTGGAGCAGGTATGACCGCTAAAGGGGTTCGAGCTTATCGAAGAGCTAATCCAGGTAGTAAATTAAAGACAGCAGTAACTGGTAAAGTAAAAGCAGGATCTAAAGCTGCTAAACGTAGAAAGTCATATTGTGCAAGATCATTGGGTCAACTTAAAAGATCATCAGCTAAAACTAGGAACGATCCTAATTCAAGAATAAGACAGGCAAGACGAAGATGGAAATGCTAGATAGATTAGTTTACAAATTTTTTGGTTGGATAGATGATCAATTTAAAAAAGTAGAAGATATTTTTAATATGGATTTTACTAACTTTAGTAAAAGAAAAAAGAAAAAGAAGTGAAAAAAAAAGGTTGGGTAAAGTCTAAAGTCAAATCTTTTATTTGTGGTTACTGCAAAGAATGTAATAAACAACTATTAAGTGATGAGGGTGGATGGATTGTTACAGCTAAAAGACAATATTTTTGTCATGATGGTAAAGAAGGTTCTTGCTTTGATAACTATTGTGAGATAAAATTAAAACAACAACAGGAGAATAACTATGTATGGTAAGTCAAAAAGTAAAAGTAAGCTAACAGCTAAGCAGAAAACTTTGCCAAAATTTTTACAAAAGAAAATTAAAAAATCTAAAAAGAAGAAATAATGAAAAAAGGTTATCATAAAACTAAATCTGGTAAGATGGCTAAGAAGGGTCTTTACTATAACATCAATAAAAAAAAACGAGCTGGTACTTCGAATACTAAAAAGAAGTCTACTATATCTGCGAAGGCTTATAAGAATATGAAGTCTGGATTTAAGAAGTAGTTATTGGCAACAACTCTGTTTTTAAATTTTCATACTCTTTCCAAATAGAATATTCGCTACCCCAATATCTAGACTTGTTTTGTTTATTGTTTAGTGAATGTAAAACTGTAGTGTGATCTTGACCAAACACTCTTCCAATAGATGAGATGCTTACATTATATTCTTCATGTAAAAGATTATAAAGTATGCTTCTTGTTCTAACTACATCTCTAGTTCTACCTTTGCCAAACACATCGTGTTTACTTACAAGATATTTTTCACAAACCTTATCTACTATTTTATTAACAGTTTCTAAGTTTGCATTTTTGTAAACAACTCCAATTATTTTTTTATTACTATCATCAATAGGTTGTTTCTGTAAAAGTTTTGCAGCATATAAAAATCCTTCCGAGAACCCTACCTCATATAATCTTTCTTCTTGGTTCGTAAGAAGGTAAAATGCTTTCTTAACTTTATAAATAAATGTGTTTTGGTCTAAGTGTTTTATGTGTTTATTATAGTGTGTGCTTACGTTTATGGTCATAGATCCCCTACAGTTTCCTTTCTTTTTTTTCAATCATTACGTTAATGACTATTTATATGCCATTAACTGTTCTTTTGTCTGCTCTATTTGCCAAAGTAATTTATAAGAATCTTGTTGATACTTATTTACTCTGTACTTCGCTTCCAAGAACTTCTTGTGCTTTTTCGCTTGAAGGTCTTTCAGCTTCTGCAGACGCATCTTGATGTTTTCCATCATGCTCCTTTTTTACTGTTGCAAAATCAAACTTTAAATTGTTGATCTTGCATTCTACAAACTCTCCTCTATTCGAGTTGTTTGCAGCTTTCTGTACATCATCAAAAAGTTCGATCATTTCAAAATGACACTCTCCATTGATAATTCTTTTAAATTTTGTCATACTTATTTAGTTTTTTCAACTTCTTTTTTGATCAAAAAATCTATATACTGTTTAGCTTTTTTAAGATCCTCGATACCATTTTTTCTTTTGTATCTAGAAATATATTTAATTACATTGCCTTCACAAAAATCAAATTCATTTTTAATTATAAAATCAATAGGTTCAATCTTGTTTGCTATGTAATGTGATGGTTCTTTTATATTATCTGTCATATTAAATCCTGTTTTAGCAAGGTGGGGAAAACGATTAGAAAGGGAAAAAAAACCCCACCCTGCTGAATACCCTTTAGCCTAAGTTAAAAGGTATATTCGTTATTAGCACCTTCACTTGGTTTTGCAAAGGCATTTTTACTTGCTCCTGCTCCACTCGGTGTTAAAATTACTGTCAATTCTCCTTCCTTGACATTGCCGTCTTGATCTTTTGACGGAAACGCAGCTTGGTTATACCACTTGCCACCAATATTGACCCCAATGGTCCAGTTCTTGTCT